CCAGGATGAGTTTGAGGATGAGGGGGGAGGCCATGGCGGATCGGATGTGTCGGTCAGTCGTCGTCTTTGCTGGGGGCGTAGCGCCGGCGGGCGCGCTCGCGCCAGTCCATCAGCTCGCCCATGGGCATGGGGAACATGTCCTCAGGGCGCCAATGAAAGACGAGCGCCACGTCGGCCATCGCGTCCTCTACGCGTTCTGCAAGACCGCGTCCCGCAGCGATTTCTTCAGCAAAAAACTGATGACGATGCCTCCCGCTTCGGACAGGTCGGCCGGGTCGAGCTGCGCGCACTCGGGCGGGGTGAGGCTGGGCGAGCTGATGCGCGGCAGCAGCTTCAGCAGTTCGTCGGCGTCGGCCTGGTGCAGCCGCTGCAGCGACAGCCCGCGCGGCTCCCCGGCGTTCGGCTTGCGCAGCGTGACCTCCGCGATGCTGGTCGTTCCGCGCTTGACGGGCACGTCGAGCACGATGGTGTTGGGCAGGGCGGCGGCAACGGCGGGCGCAGTCGAGCCATCGGCCTGGGTTGCGGCGTCGCTGGCGGTGGTGGTGTCGGTGCTGGTCTGGTCGAGGTTCATGACGTGATCTCAGGTGTGGGGAAGGGCGATGGGCGGGAAGTCGATGCGCTCGGCAGGCGTCACAGCGCCGCGGCGAGGCCGATGGCGAAGCGGATCGCGCTGTACATGTCGTTGTCGGAAACCTTGAAGACCATGCCGGGCACGTCGATCTCCAGCAGGTCGGCGCCGTCGACCGTGACCTTGTAGTAGCTGAGCGCGACGGTGAAGTCGTGGTCGTTGTCGTCGCCGGCCTTGGCTTCGTTCGGGTTCCACTCCTTGAGGCGACCGCGCGCGATGACTTCCACCGCGGTGACGGCGCCGGTGGCGTCTTCCTGATAAGCGCCCGCGAAGCGGAACACGTTGGTGCCCACGGCCTGGCTGCCCAGCATGGCGATCAGCGCGACCTTGAGGCCGCCCGACTTCAGCTTCAGCTCGAGCTTTTCGTGGCCGAGGTCGATCTCGACGGGGCCGTGCATGCCGCCGGCGCGGTATTCCTCCGTCTTCTTGGCGATGGTGGGAAGGGTGACGCTGGGGATCTCTCCGACCCACGTTTCCCCGTCGCCGAAGAGGGCGAAGTTCTTGAGTTTCTTGGGCAGGGCCATGGTGTGCTCCTATGCGATGTGTGGTGAGGTCGATCAGGCGGCCTGCACGGCCGCGGCGAAGTTGGCGAGAAAGTCGTCGGTGATCGACTGGTTGAAGCCCAGGTCTTCCAGCGGCGGCACTGGCGTGTAGCGGTAGCTGATGCGCAGACGGCCCTGGGCCAGTTCTTCCTTCGGGTTCAGGTCCGGATTGAGGAACGCCTCGAAGCCGATGAGATAGCCGCCGATCACGAGGTCGCGGCCCTTGGCGTTGATGCTGGCGAGCATGTCCTTCACCAGGCTCGGGTGCATCGGCTTGTCCACGAACGTGAAATGCGCTTCCGCAATCGTGTCCGCGAGCACCTGCGCGGTGCGCGTGTAGTTCTCGAAGAAGAACTTCCCGCCCTGCGCCTCGGTGGTGCGGTTGCCCCAGAAGCGGTATCCGCTGCGGTTGATGATCGTGGTGACTTCGAGGGCGTTGAGGTACGTCGTGTCGCTGCTCGGGCTCTGCAGATCGAAGAACACGTCGGCCGTCAGGCCCTGCGGACCGTTCACGACGATGTTGGACAGCGTCTTGTGCCAGCCGATCTGCTGGTCGAGTTTCGCGCGCAGGCCGAGCGCGTAGGCGGTGGCCGGCACCGGGTCGGCCTCGTTGGTCGTGATGTTCCATGCAAGGAAGTTCGGCCAGATGACCATCAGCTCACGCTTGCCGAACTTCGCTCGGTAGGTGGTGGCTTCTTCCTTCTTGGTCGCATAGGCCATGCCGTCAGCCTTGCGCGCGGCCACGTATCCGAAGCCGCGCAGCTGTTCGGCGACGGTGCCGATCTCGATGGCGACCGCTTCGGTATCCAGGCCCGGCGCGCCGATGATCCGCGGCTTCACGCCCAGCTGACCCTGCGCAGCGAGCAGCGCCTGCAGGCCGGTCTTCTGCCCGTTGGCGGTGGTCGTGCCGATCACGTTGCTGGTGGTCGCGGCATCGTCGACGCCAGGCTCGACGCGCACGACGACGGTGATGGCCTGGGCTTGCTGGCCGATTGCCTTCAGCGCTTGGCCGAGCGTGCCGGACGCGCCGGCCTTGCCCACGCTGCCGGCGGGGTTCGTGAGCAGCACGGGCGTGTTGAGCGGGAAGGCGTCGACGTCGGCGTCGGGCGCGGTCGCCACCAGACCGATGATGGCTGTGCTGACGACACGGATGGTGGCGCCGCCTTCGTCGACTTCGAAAACGCGTACGCCGTGGTGGTATTCGGTGGGCATGGTGGGTTCTCCGATGGGAAAGATGAATGGAACTGCTGACGTGACGGCCGCCGCGCGCTAGCCTGGGAACGACGGCGCGGGCAGGGTGGCGGCGAAGGCCAGATAGCGCGAGTCCTCGCTGTCGACGGTCCCCTGATAAGGGAAGACGTCCGGATCCTGCGGGCACAAGAAGGACGCGACAACGACCTCCTGGCGCGCGTCTTTGAACTGCACGTGAATGAGCATGGTTGTCCTCAGAAGGTGTAGGCGTAGATGTTGAAAACGTACGAGCCACTGCCGCCGCCGCCCGTGGCGTAGTAGGTCGTCTGCGGCGTGAAGATCGGGCAGTCGGGAATCGTCCCGCCCACGGTCTGGCCCACGCCGCCGTAGGTCTGCGCGGCCACGTAGCCGGGCGTTGCCTGGCCGCCGGCGGTGGGACATACGGCCATGCTGATCGGCCCGGCGGCTGACGATGGCGACATGGCCATGTTCCCGCGGAAGGAGATCGCGTTCTTCGGCACAGACCCCGCAAGGGAAAGCGCTGTGAAGGCGCCGGCGCCCGCGCCCGCATAGGGGTTGCTGTAGTAGTGCACCGTCCGGTCGACCTGCCTCGCAACAGGCAGCAGGCCCCCTGCCGTCGTGGGCCAGACGCCGATCAGGGCGCAGTGGCTGTAGCCGGCGGGCATGCTGGCGCCCGCATAGATCTCGGGCGCGGCAGCGGCCGTCGCATTCACACCGATGACGTTGCTCGCACCGGTCGCGGGATTGGCGATGGCATAGAAGGCGACCCAGCCGGACGCGGGCGCAGCGCCGGTGTCCATGCCGCCGGCGCCCACAGTCGCGAGGTTGACAGTCTTGTTGAAGCCTGCGAGGCAGTAGCGGCTGCCGCCCAAGGCCGACTCGAGGACGATTTCGTCCGCAGTGATCGTGAGCGTTGCTGCTGCCGCCGCCTGAATGGCCCGGAGGTTGCGCACGCTCCCGACCACGCCGGCCGCCTGCGCGACCTGCACTGCGTGAGCCGGCTTCGAACCCGGTGCCACCTGCGAGGCGGCGCCGGTGCATTCGAGCAGCACGAAGGCGGGGAGCGCCGCATTCCACACGACGTGGCACTTTCCGCCGGCGACGATCTCGCCGGCCTGCAGCGCGGCCTGTGCGCCGCCGACCAGCGGCTTGGCACCGATGCCGTTCACGTTCAGAGTTGCCGCGCCCGTGTTGGAAGCTGCCGCCTGAAACCACAGCTCCATGCCATCGAGCAGCGCCGCAATGGCGGGCGCGTAGGCCACGGCGCAAGCGTTCGCCGGGCCGGTGTCGACCGCATACCGTGCCGCATTCTTCTGCAGCTCGGCCACCGCGGTGCCCGCGGCCTCCGCGCCGATGTTCGCTCTCGCCTGCGTGGCCTGAAGGCCGGTCAGGCCTTGGGCCGCATCGTGGCGCACGTACTGCGCGTGAGGGTTGGCCGCGTTGACGTGGGCTGTCAGGTCGTCGTTTGTCGCGTACTGCGGGTGAGGGTCCACCTTCGCCTCGTGCGCCGCCACCGCATTGCCGAGCGATGCATTGAGTTCGGCGAGCGTGAAACCCCAGCGGACCCATTTCTCCGCATCCGTGCCGGGCGCCACGTTCAGGCTGTCGCCGACGCTTTTCCACGTCGTGCCGTTGTAGCTGACATACGCCACGTTGGCCGGATAGGCGAAGGTCGCGGCCCATGGCGTGACGTTGCGGACACGCTGGTAAAGCGCGCGGCTTGCCAGCTCGCGCGGGGCGCGGTTGTCGATGCCGGTCGGCCCGCCGAGGACGGGGTCGTCTTCCTCCAGCTGGTAGATGCCATCTACCCAGACGTCGGACTCGTTGAGGTTTGCCATGTCAGGCGCTTCCGTGGTTGTAGGCGCCATCGCGTCGCGTCGCGCCGTTGTGGCTGTTTGCGACTGCGGCGTAGCGCAGCGCCACCAAGTGGCAGCGCGCCGGCGCGACGGATGGCAGGAGCTTGCGCAGGCGTTCGGCCTGGGCGTTGGTGATCGGGCGCTGGAACGCAACCATGTAGGTCGCCCAGGTCGTTGCCAGCGGTGCGTGCGGATAGATCCCGTTGCGGCGGATCGTGCCGTCGTGCTTCCGGCCGCCGACGCGCTCGATGATGTCCACCTCGCCGAAGCCCAGCGAACGGATGAGCAGGCGAATCGCCCAGGGCGTGCCCTTGTGCCGGTGGATTTCGATGCTCGACAGGATCAGCGCGCGCCGCGCGTCGTCGGACTTGGCTTCGTGCCAGGCTTCGACGGACAGGGTCCATGACAGCCAGGGCAGCAGCGGCGCAAGGCACAGCATGGCAGTCCACAGGTGGCGCAGCCCGGCGGTGTCGAGATCGAGCGGCGACGTGCCGGCGAGCGCCAGCTCCAGCGGCGTCCGGTTCGGCGGCAGCAGGCGCTGCGCGGCGGAAGCGCTATTCACTGACGACCTCTTCGAGCACGGTGACGCCACTGATGCGCACCCATTGGGTATTCGTGCACAGGACGTCGGCCGCCGGCGTCGAGATCTCGACGCGTTTCACGCCAGGCTGATGCAGCGCGGCATCGATGCCGGACAGGGCGAGGCCTTCGCCGAGCTTTCGCACGCTCAGCAGCCACTTCGCGAGCGCTGCCTTGCCATTGGACAGGGCGATGTCGCCCGCGGCGCCTTCCTTGCGGTACACGGTCGCCACGATGGCCGTCTCGATGATGTCGGCGTCCTGCACGAGAACCGCGTCGCACAGCGGGCGGATCTTCTCGACATTGAGCGCGGCCCGCACGGTGTCTAGCAGTGCCTCGGTGGCGACACCGCTGTCATCGGTGGACAGCACAGTGACGCGGACGGTGCCGGGAATCGGGCTGTCGACCGCGACGCTCGCGACCTGCGCGCTGGCGGTGAGCGTGTGGAACCGGTAGCTGTCCACCGGTCCGGCGGTGGTGATGCCTTCCGGCGCGAGCTGAATCCGCTCGCGGAAGCGTTCGTCGTCTTCGTAGACCGCGGCCACCGGCGGCACAGCATCGGGATCGGCCGTCGTCACGATCAGGCGCGTGACCTGGTAGTTGGCGGCCAGGTTGTCGAGGTCGGTGCCCTTGGCATAGGCCAGCATGCAGGCCTTGGCCGCATCGTTGATGCGCTGGCGCATCAGCAGTTCCTGGTACGCCATGACTTCGAGCAGCTTGGCGACCGGATCGGACTCCAGCACGAGGGCGTACTCGACGCCGGCGTCATCGCACAGCTGCTGGAACTGCGCTTTGCGGGTCTGCAGGATGATCTCGAAGTCCAGCGACTCGATGACCGCGGGCGGCGGCAACAGCGTCATGTCCATGCTCATGCGCCGGCCCTCACGTTGACGGTGAAGGTCAGGCTGTCGTCGCTGTTGATGTCGCGCCGCGCAATGGACAGCTGGCACTGACCCTGCGCGTTGAAGCCGACCCGGACGCTGAGCAGGCGTGTGCGAGGCTCCCACTTCATGATGGCCTGCGCGGTGGCTGCGATGAGGCGCAGCCGGTTGGCATCGGTCGCCGGATGGTCGACCAGCTGCGGCAGGAAGCTGCCGTAGTTGCGGCGCATCAGCCGCGAGCCGATGGGCGTGGTGAGGATGTCGGTGATCGACTGCCCGATGTGGTCGCGGCGCGCGAGCATCCGGCCGTTGCGGTTGGAGATTCCGCTCATGGCACCGCACCGCCCGCGGTTCGGCCGCCGGCGTCTTCCTCGATGTGCCCGTGGCCGAGCAGGCTGATGTCGCCCGCGACGATGTCGCCGCCATCGGTCGTGAGGCCATGCCCGTTGATGAACTGCATGTCACCGTCGATCTGCGCCGTCTTTCCGCCAGGCCCCACGCCCGAGCCAGCCATGCCGGCGGTGTATGTGAGCAGGCCCAGCACGACGAGCTGGCCGGTGACGATGTTCATGGGCGCATCGAGCGTGATCTCCTGCGAGTGCACCTTCGCGCTCTCGCTTGCGGTCACGTCGGCCGTCTTGCACTTCACCGTGATCGCATCGGGCACCTCGATGTCGGCCGTGCCGTCCGCGGGCAGCGTGACCTTGAGTTTGTGCGCGGCATGGTCGTACTCGAAGACCGCGCCATCGGGGTACTTCGTGACCGTCTTGTTGGGGTCCGAGCTGGGGGTCGGATGGCTTTGGGTTGGAATGCCTGGCAGCGCGTATCCGCCTTCGGTGAGTCCGTTGGGCGAGAGGAAGACGACGCCCTCGCCGACCGTGGGCGGATTCCATGTGCCCGTTTTGCCCGCGCGCAATTCGAGGTAGGGCCGCCAGTCGCTGGTGACCGAGTCCGAGAGCTGCACGCGCACGAGAGGTGGGGTGGAGCCATGGTCGACGTCGGCGATGGTGCCCACGCGCACGATGTTCGCCAGCAGACGCAGCAGGTCGGCGAATTGTTGCGGTGCTTCACTCGTTTCGGGCATGCGCCCAATGTGCCGGAACGCACTCGCGTGCGCGAGCGAACGCAACGGTGCATGCGGCGGGCACCGATGCGCCTTGCATGGCACCGTGCGACGTCAGGTGCCCGCGGTGATGTGTCGCAGCAGGATGTCGGTGATGGCGTCGATGTCTGCGTCGGTGAAGCCCAGCAGCTCACGACGCGGATAGACGATGCTCGGGCTGTTCGGACGCCGCCAATCGACCTTGTCGCGCAGGCCTTGCTGGTGCACGCGGGCAATGCGGGCGCTGCGCCCGTTGATGGTAAGCATGGCGCTCTCTGCTGTCGCGGACTTTCGCAGCAGCCTGGCCTGGCGCAGCTTCTCGAACATGGTGCGCCGGATGCTGCCCTTCTTCGCGCGCAGCCGCGGCTTGCGCGGCTCATAGGGCGAGCCGTCCGGGTTGCGCTGTTCGGCGATGCGCTGCGAGTTGCTGCGGCGCATGTACGTGGCGACCTGCACCATGGCGGCGCGACGCCGAGGCACCGACAGGCCGGCGATCAACGGCGCCACCCAGTTCGCGAGGCGGGAAAGGTCGTCGGCCATGGTCAGCCGTCCAATGGCTCGACACGCCACTCTGCCGCGAGGTCGAGCGCGGTCTCTACCTGGCTCGCGTCTGCGAGCACCGGCTCGCCGATGTGGCGCGTGGTGAGGCGGTTGATGCCGTCGACCGTCTCGCCCTTCACGGCCACCGTTTCGGTGAGGTCGAGCTCGATGCTCACGTCGACGGTGTTGTGGTCGATGATCTCGGCCACGAACCGGAAGCCCTTCGCGCGGCGCTCCGGGTTGTCGAACATGTCCGGCTGGTGGCGCTTCAGCCACGCGATCACCGGCACCACGAGCGTGTCGGTACTGTCGGCCCAGTCGGTGATGACGACATTCACCGTGTACCGGTACTCGAAGGACAGCGCCGGCGTGCCGGTGTGCACGATGTTCCCGCCCTCGACGAATACCGTCATCTTCTCCGGGTTGGTCGCCAAATCGGGGCACGCGCGCGCGATGTGGTCGCGCAGCAGCTGCGGCTTCTTCATGGGTCAGTGCTGGCCCTGGCCGGCCTCGGGCTCGGCGCCGCCGTCGAAGAGGGAGCGATCGGCTGCGATGACGTCGGCGAGGAGCTGGATTCGCTGGTCACGGTCAATAACAGTTGCGCGGAGCTGTTCAGCCACGACTCGGCCTTCTGCAAGACTGGCGTCGAGTCGGGCCGCATCGCTTGCGAGACGGTCGCGCTCAGACGCGCTGGCCTTGGACATTGCACGGTAGCGGGCGGCGCGGGCTTCGGCGTCGCGCTGCAGCCGCTGAGCATCGGCAAGGCGAGCAGCACCATCGGCAGCAGCAGGAGCTTGAGCCGCTTGGAATGCGTCGGTGGCCTGGGTGATGTCGTTTGCATGGGCATGTTCCTTGGAGCGGTTGGTGTCGGACTGCTCGGCCGCCGCGGTCGCTCGGGCGCTGTTGTCGTTGTCCCAGGCCTGTTGAACGCGCGCGGCGCCGTCGTGGTTGCCGCGCCAGTAGGCCGGCACCGCCGAGCCGGCGGCGATGAGTACCGCGGCGGCCAGGGCGAGGAGGGTGCTGTTCATGGTGCGGACAGCAGCGCTTCGAGCGCACGATTGCAGCGGTCCGCGCGGTCGACGCGCCCGGCCATGGCCGCGCCGTTGATGCCGCGCGTGATCGCGTCGAGCTGCCACCGGTCCGCCTGGGCGTTCAGGCCGTTGTCGTTCCAGTACTGGCCCGCGGTGAGCGCCGCGCCGCGCGACTCGGCCGCCAGGTCGGGCTGGGCCTCGAAGGGCAGGCCGAGCACCGCGTCGGCATTGCGGTACTTCGTCCGTCCGGTGATCTGGATGAGGCCGCGCCCGCGGTAGGCCCAGCCGTCGCCGGAGGCTTCGTCGCCGTTGCCGTTGCGACCCGCATAGACCACGTTCGCGAGGGCTTTCGGGTTGCGCACGTAGGCGCGTGCCCGCTCGACCTGGCGCAGCGCGCTGAACATGCTCGCGATGCGGGCCGGGTCGGTGTAGTAGAGGTTTTCTTCCAGGCGCGTAAAGGCGCTGGATTCGTGGCTGCACTGACCGATGAACGCGGCCATGCGTCGCGGGCTGTCGATGCCGAAGCGCTCGAAGGTGGCGACCAGATGCGGCAGGAACGTGCGCGCGACGGTGGGCGTGATGCCGGCGGCGATGAGTTGAGCGAGGGTGAGTGTCATGGGTGACCGCCGGCGCACTGGCCGTAGAGGCGCACGAGCTGCGCGGTGTAGACGTCGAGTTCCTGCGCGGTCGGCCGCGCCGGTGGTTCGGGCAGCAGGGGGCAGCGCGGCGGATTGACCGCTACCTGCGTGGTGCAGGCGGCGAGACTGAGCGCCAATGTCACGGCCAAGGCAGAGCGAATCATTTGCGGGTCTCTTTCAGTCGACGATTGGTTTCCAGCACCTCTCGCGTGGCGAGCGTCGCCGGTGCGGGTGCGGGTGCGGGTGCGGGGCGCGCCGCTTGGTTGACGGTGTTTGCTGCGGCGCCGACCTTTGCCGCTGCGGTGCTGGCCTTGTCTGCCGCCTTGCCCGCGCGCACGGCCGCCTCATCGACCTTGCCGGCGGCTTCGCTTGCGGTGTCTGCAGCCTGCTGCGCGGTCGCGACAGCCACCTGCACCTGGCTCGCAATCGGACCGAGACGGCCGATGGCCTGGCCGAGCAGACCCTGAAGGCTCCGGATCTCGGTCACGCGTTCCGCGCGTTCCTGCTGAACGCCGAGCCAATGCCCGATGCCCAGGCCCAGCACACCGCCGGCGAGCGCGAAGCACGCCACGACGATGAGCATGAGCACATGCTTGTTCCGGTCGATCCAGCGGGCGCGGCGGGCCTCCCGTTCTAGGCCGGCGAGCTGGCTATCCGAGATGGTTGCCATTGATCTGCCCTTTCATGAGTTCCAGCTCCTGCCTCACGCGGCCGAGTTCGGCGGTCATGGCCTGCAGCTGGCCTTTGAGCTCGCCCAGCTGTTGCAGCGCTTCGCGCAGTTCGCGCGCGAACTGGTCCGCCCGCGTCTCTGCTGTGACCCGCGCATCGCGCTCGGCCTTGAGCATTTCCTTGTAGACGGACAGGGCTTCGATCTGCCCGTCGGCATCGGCACCGGACAGACGTTGCTGGTTGCGAGCGAGCAGCCAGTAGATGCCTGTCCCGAGGCCCACGATGAGCAGGACGACGACGTAGCCGATGGGTCCGAACTTGGAGCCCGCGGCCTCGGCGACGGCGATGGCGGTTGCGGCGTCTGGCATGGCGTCAGTCCCACAGCTGCACGGTGGCGACGTTGGCCGATGTCGCCGGGCGATCCGGCAGCGACACGGCCTGGCCGAGCGGCAGCAGCGGACCGAGGTCGGCTAGGCCGCGATTCAATGCGTAGGTGGCCTCCGTCACGCCGGCTGTGACGCCGAGGTGCCGCAGGCAAAGCAGGTCGACGGTGTCGCCTTGTTGCGCAATGACGGTGGTCGGCATGGCTAGATCAGCTCCACCGCGAGCCGTGTGACGCCGAGGATGTCGCGCACCGACCACGAGGCATCGCGGCGGTACTGCTCGGCCTGCGCGTCGCGGCTGTCTTCTTGATCGTCTTTGCGTGCGCGGCCGGTCGTGTCGTAGTCGCTGTAGCGCTCGATCAGATTCGCCTTGGCGTGGCAGTAGACGGCCCGGCGGAAGCGCTGCACATGGATGGACTCGCCGTCGATCTTCAGCGCCGGCACGTCGGCCAGCGAGGCGCGCCCTTCCTCCTCGCGGGACGCTGCCCAGGCGGAGAGAAGGTCGACCGTCGTCGCGACCGCTTCCTGCACCGCGGGCGTGAGGCGCTGCGCGGTGATGGTGCCGTCGAGCCGCATGGCGTCGCGCAGGGCGGCGAGGTCGATGACGGGCCACCATGCGCCGGCGGAAACCGTGCCGAGCGGCGCGGGGTCGCCGGGCGGCGTAGTGCGCACGAGAGGCGGAGATGCAGCGATGAGTGACATGGACGGGCTCGGCTTCGTTGTAGGTGGGCG